TTAAGAGGAATAATTTTGAAAAATAAACTATTGATTTATTCTCTGAAATATTATAATGAATATATACTAAAATAATTCTGTAATTGTATTATATTTTTCTTTAATTTTTTCTTTGAAGAATTCCATTTGTACTTCTAAATCATAATCTTCTGGTAAAACCATTTTCATATTCAATCTTTTACCATCTATTCTTTTTTCATAGACAAAATGATATTTTTCTCTGATTGATACAAAAGAGAAATATTTGGGTAAGGTTGGAAAATCCTTTACTGGATAAATATTATTATCTAAATCTTCGACTACTTTATTTGCTTGTTGTAATTTATCAAGTAGAGAAACTTTTCCAGATTTTGTAGTTGTCCATATTTTATCCAGTTTTGGATGTTTTTCTACTTTGAAAAATTCTCTATATTTTGTTTTTTCTTTATCCAACCATTCGTGATAATAGACAACATATTTTTTCATCATTTGTTGTGTTAATCCATAAGGAAGAGATATTGCATTACTTTTTCTTTCTCTTTTAGTTCCATTTTTGATACCTTTTGAATTCTCTTCTTGTTCTTTTCTGGTAGCAATTCTTAAATTTTCATAAGAATTATTTAATGGGTTTTGGTCGATATGGTCTACACTGATTAATTTTGTGCCTTTTCCGTTTCCATAACATTCCATAATAATTTGATGAATGTATAATAATTTTTCATTTGTTAGATGTGTAATAATATATCCATTACGATGTTTATACCACGTTAATTTTTTCCCGTTATTTTCGAATATTTCATAATCAATAATTTTTTGATAACTTATTGCACATAATTTACAAATAGTATCCTTTTCACAATACATTAATACATATTCTTTTTCGTTTTCTAATATTTTCCAAATGGGATTTTTCATTATATTTGCGTCTTGACCTAATGTTTGATAATGTCCTTCTTGATACTCGATAATATTATAATTTTTTATAATTGTTTTGTGTGCGTGATGATATATTTTTACATTTATTCTTCTCAAATCATTTTTATTTTCATTAATAAATTCAAAATATACAGATTCACCATTAACACTAAAAATGAAATCCAAATAAGTAATTCGTCTATAATTATATGAATAGGATGGATAATCTTCATCAGATATAAATACAAATGTTCTTTTTGTATTTACAATTCTACACATATCTGCGTTGTCTACAAGATATGTTTTTCCGTTATATTTAATTTCACCACAATTAAATTCTGTATTGGTTGAATATTCTGGTTTCATACTATTAAAGTTTACAGTACCGTCGGCATTCAAAAGTAAATCAATTTTATTTGTATTTGTATTCATATTATATATTGTATAATATGAACTATTTAAGTTATTTATTATTATAAATACACAAATAAATAAATATTTCCACCCAATCCGCTTAATTACTATACGCTAATCCGCCCATACCACTCATAATTCTCAACACATTATAGTTGGTAGCATAAACACGCACCTTGGCGGTCTTGGTTCCTTCCACAGTAGCGTTCGACAACACCAACTGAAGAGTAGCATTATCAATTCTTGAAAAGTTGCAAGTTCCAGAAGGCTGATGTTCCTCGGGGCGGAGAGCAAATGAGTAAACATTAATTCCCTCATCTGGCGCTCGGGTATGGCATTGGAAAGGTTGAACCCAAGAGAAGTAAGAACCTTCTCGCTCTGAGAAGCGATCCTGACCATTGAGCTGAAGCTTTGCCACCACGACAGGGTTTTGTCCCCAACAATGCATATCCAAAGAGGTCTCAGAAAGAACAAAAGTTCCAGCATCAGAGACGCTCGAGTTGGCATTGTGGTTGGTGTGAGTAAGATTCACGGGTTGTGCTCCATATCCACCGTATCCGTTTCCACGGCTCACAGGAATTTGTGCTCCAGTAATACCATTGACATTTCCAACACCGATTCCAGCTAATGCTGCCTCAAGAGAAGCATTGTTATTTGCTAAAGTAGTGTTAATAGGAACATTGGGTCCACCAAGGTTGGGTTGATTGTATGGGTCATTGGGACCATTCCAGTATCCAGTAAAGTTAGAAGGCGTCCAAGCATCCTCTGCTCCAGCATCTTCAAATAATCCTCGCGCGTCAATATAGTTTCCAGCTGTAACCTCATTAGGTCCACCGAAAGCGTGAATCGCGTTAGGCAACGCATCAATTGCGTCAGTATAGTTGAAAGGTTGTGCTCCCAAAACCTTAAACAATAAAGCATCACATAACAACGACGAACAGTAATCCACATTCTGATCAGGTTGAACAACCCAAATCAACTCCTTGACGGGGTGGTTAAAATTCAACTTGATCTTGTTTGATGAGGAACCAACACTCTCATCACCCGTGAATTGAAGTTGACTAATTAAATATTCGTGAGGATTTTGGGCAAAACGTCTTCGCTCATCCGTATCCAAGAAAACATAATCCACATAAAGTGAAGCAGCCACCAATGACTGATTGTAAGCAATAGTGGCAGCAACAGTAGAACCAATTGGCAACTGAGTATTGGGGTTAACACCATTGCTGTTGCAAGATAAAGTAGTAACAGCCCACAAGCACTCATCAATTGGACGTAAATCCAAGTTAATCTTGACTTCGTGGTATTGAAGAGCAATTAAAGGAAGAGCCAAACCAGGGTTATTGTTAAACCAAAATTGGAAAGGAATATAAAGGGTAGTTTCAGGGAGAGCATTACGAGGTGCACACACTTGACGAGGTGCCAAAGAGTCACAAGGACCATCCACATCTGAAAAGGATGGATCGGTAATAAAAGTCATTTGAGTAGTATTTCCAACCATCTTGAAATAAGCACGTTCTTGCTCAGAAGTCATTGTCAATTGATTCCAGATATGCATCCAATCACCATATTGACGATCAATGCGCTGACCACCAATTTCAACCTCCACTTGAGCGATTATCTGCTCACCCGGAAAGTCAAGCCATCGTGCATAAACAGATTGTTGTCCTAGAGCAAGAGAAGTTGAGTTACCCATATATTGATTGATCTCGGGAAGAGTAACCTGAAGATAAGTACGGTATGCTAAATCACCGTTACGACTAATGACACAAGTGACACGTCGTCCAAAATCAGCTTGTCCATTAAATGTCTGCTCAATAGACTCGATCGCAAAATTAGTATAACGACGGTAAGTGACTTTCCAGAAGGTAATTTGAGGATTTCCAGTAAGATATACATCTTGTGCACCATAGGCAACTAATTGCATTAAACCACCACCCATAGTTTATATTATTGCTAAAGAAAATAATTCTGATTTTTAATTTAAAAAATAAAATTTAATAATACAATATTATAATATATATTATAATATTATAATATTCATACTTATTATTAATTATGCAGTGAATCAAATATTATATTTTATTGCTCTATTTATTTGATAATAATGTTTCCATATTAAAGTTTTTACCTATAAAAGAAGATAAAAAATCATCTTTTAAATATTCTTTTTTTCTTTCGTGTCCTTTTTTAAATATATATAAATCGTTTTCTTTTTTTACAGACCAACCACTGTTTACAGCGTTGTATATAAATAACATTTTTTGAAATGTTATATTTTCTATAGAAATGTTATTTCCATTTTCTAAAATAATATTCATATCCATTAATATTTTTACAATAACTATTTTATTGTTTAAACTTATTGTTTATGTAACTTTAATATTGTGTAAATATTATATTATTTAAATTAATAATTAAATAATATAATAAATATTATATATGCAATCATTTAAACCAAAACCAGTAAAAAAAATAAAAAACGACAAGAAAATACATTTTTCTCTTGATGTGAAACACAATGAATTCCTAAACACTTTCGAAAAAGATAAAAATGACAAACTTCCACAAATGAAATATGACCTTTCATTATTACAAGATAAATTAAATTCTTATGAAAATGGAAAAATTTCTCTACAAATAGAACACGTTATGGAAATAAAAGATAATATTTTTGAATTAAAAAAAAATATTCATCTTATACAAAAAAGAAAAATAGATTATTTTCTCGATAATTCTAAATACATATTTGATTACTTTGAAAATAAGAAAAAAATTTCTCAAGGTGAAATTACTAATAAAAATACAATGCTAAATAGTTTTTTTAAAATTAATCCATCTTCTGAAAAAATAATGGATTCTACAAATAATAATATTTTTTCTAAATATCTAAGTAATATCGATGATTCTTTCCTTAATATGGATGATTTTGTTCAACAAAGTGACATTTGTAATTATTGTTTTAAAGGAGAACTCATACCAATGGATGATGAAGGTGTATTAATATGTAATGTTTGTTTTCGTAATATTAAATATTTAATTGAAAATGATAAACCTTCTTATAAAGAACCTCCTAAAGAAGTATGTTTTTATGCATACAAAAAAATAAATCATTTTAAAGAAATTTTAGCACAGTTTCAAGGTAAAGAAACTACATTAATTCCTATCGAAGTCATTGATAATTTAAAAAATCAAATCAAAAAAGAAAGAATACATATTCAATCCTTAACTTATAATGATACTAAATTATTATTAAAGAAATTAGGTTATAACAAATATTATGAACATATTAACTTTATCAAGGACAAATTAGGCATCAAACCACCCATCATTTCTCAAGAATTAGAAGATACGTTATGTAATTTCTTTATTGAAATTCAATATCCTTATGCAAAACATTGTCCTGATTATAGAGTTAACTTTCTTCATTATTATTATGTTTTGTATAAATTATTTGAATTGATTGGAGAAACATCCTATTTAAAAGAAATCCCTTTGTTAAAAGATAGAGAAAAATTAATCGAACAAGATACTATTTGGAGTAAAATTTGTTTTGAATTAAATTGGGAATTTATTACAACTATATAATTATATATTATATATTATAATGAGACATTCGAGAAAACATTCAAGAAAACATTCAAGAAAACATTCGAGAAAGTCTTATCGTGCTGGTGGAATTAGACACTCTACAGCAAATCATAGAGAAAACAGTGGACAAACATTAAGAGGATTTATTGCAAGAGTTGACGCAGGAATGTTTGCTAGAGAACAAGAAAATAGAGCAAGAACTTTAGCACACAGAAGAATGGAAAATAATAGATTAACTAGACGAACACGTAATGGTACACATCATCATCATAGAAGAACGAATACACGTCATTAATTATTTCATAAATAAGAATAATAATATTCTAATATTTGGTCTAAATATTGAGATACTATTAATAATATATAATTAATATATTATGAAATTTTTTCGAAAAAATAAATCAAAAACCAAGAAAATAAAATCAAGAAAACATGTAGGTGGATTACATGAAACTGACAATCACGAACAAATAATAGACGACATATTTGCATCGACTCAACCATCTAGAAGAAGAGTTACGATAAGTGTTGGGGGGCTGGTATTCGTATGATACAGATGACCCTACGTTGCCAGTGGTATGGTTTGATCCTAAAAATTTTCCAAATGGGATCGGTGTTGGGAGTCGTGTTCTAGAGAGTTGCAGACCTCACTTAGGACCTCAACCTGGAGCGGTGGTAGAGGCGATAGAACCAAATAACGGAAGACGCCCTATTCATTTTATTGCCGTCACATTCAGTGGTCCATTCAATTTCGGTGATGATGCGTTGTTACGATATGGTTTTGGTCCCCCTTATATTCCGGTTATATTCGAAACTGAAATCAACACATAATTATTTCATAAAAATGGATACAAAAATGTTATCAAAATAATAATCAATACAAAGATATCAACATATCTTATTATTTTTTTATATTTTAATGGTAATTTTTCATAATTATCTGAATATTCTTTTGGTTTAAATGGTTTAGAAAGCCATCCTAATAATGTTGATTTTAATCTATCATTACAACTATATAATACATCATACCACGCTAAGGCAATATACGCAGATACAGATAATAAAAATCCCATTACAATATTATGGGCAATCGTAGTTGGGTGTGGTAACCAATAAATGATTAATATAATTAATGAAAATATTAAGCATTTTATATTTAGATATAATGGTGTTCCAAATAATCCACCTCCCATATATATATCACTTCAAAGAAGTCAATCTTTATAAATTATATAATATAATGTAAATAATATTATATTATATATATGAGTTATCGAAGTCCTAGAGCATTAGGAAGAAGTTTAGATCAATTAATGACAACGGCTGAAGAACGTAAAGCAATGAAAATTCGAGAAAAAAATTTAAGAAAACTACAAATGTTAGTTGAAAGAGCAGAAGCAAGTAAAAGAGAAATGACAAGAAGACACGGAAATAAAACAGTACGTCGTTCGTTTGAGCGATACAATGCAAATGTTCCTTTTTCAAGAAGGAGTAGATCTAGGAGCAGGAGTTCTAGTCGTCATCGCCAACCATTAGAAATAATTGAAGTTCCTGCAATGTCAAGAAGAACTAGCAGTAGTAGTGATGATGAGCTGGAACCGAGTGGTGTATATTTATCTAAATGGGATTTTTATAATAAAAAACAACCTATTTATCGTGGTGAATCACCATATAAAAGTACACCAGCCACTAGACAAAATGCTCAAGATGAGATTTCAAAATTAATTTTAAATTATCATAATCAAAAAAGTAAATAATTATAATTATTCCTAAATGATTCATATTTATTATTTACATTCCTAAACCTCCGGGAAATCCAACCATATTTGCTCCTATACCAAATCCAGCTCCTGACCGTGTAGATACACCTATACTTGGTACATAGCAATCTAATATACTAAATGTTGCTGCAGCTGTAAGAGCAATGAGTGTGATTTCTTCCATATTTAGCGAACGCTGTGGGATTGCATATGCGGCAATTGCTACCATTAAACCTTCCACTAAATACTTTATGATTCGCTTTATAATTTCTGAAACATCAAACATTATAATATTTTATTAGAAAATATTATTAATTAATAAAAACTTAAATAAAATAAAATACTTATAATATGACTTTTAATAAAGAAACTAAAAAACAAGTATATGCTGATTTACTTGAAGAAGATAAACCAATTGCTGGTCAGAAGTTTGTATGTGTCTCTTTTGTTTCACCAGAAAAAATCATTAAAAATAAAGAGTTGTATTATTTTCAAGAATTTTTGAAAACGTGGGATTTTAACAAGTCAATGGAAAAGTCTCTACAATTTCTAAACTTTATTTCTTATAAATATAAATTGAATTTTGAAGATTTAACAAATGATTTTAATGAATTTGTTAAAGAAGAGAGAAATGTATTGATTGAATCTAATATCGAAGATGAATATAAAACATTTATTGATCAAAATGAAGAAAGATTGGAGAATTCTTTTAATTCTAAACATAACTTCCAAACTTCTACAAGAGGTCTAAAGGTGAGAGGTGTGTATCCTTCTTTAGAAGAAGCAGAATTGAGATGTAAGATGTTGAGAGAAATAGATCCAAATCACGACGTATATGTGGGGCCAGTTGGATTGTGGATGCCGTGGGAACCAGAAGCATACAAGACTGGAAGAGTTGAATATATGGAAGATGAATTAAATCAATTAATGCATGAGAAGACAAAGAATGAGGCTTTTGCAAAAAATGCGTTTGAACAAAGAGTAAAAGAAACAAAGAAAAAGGCGATAGAGGAAAATATAGAAAAGGCAAAAAAGACAGGTTCAACTCTTACGCAAAGTATAGATAAAAATGGAAATTTAATTGGTATTAATAATATGAATACTCAAGAAAAGAGTTTGTTGGATAATCACGAAGGAAATGAGAATGAAATTACTTCTTCTGATATTCGATCTGAATTATTTGAAGGTGATAATATAGTTGTAGGAAAAACAGATTATGGACAAAGTCTATTACAAAGTGGTCCTTTTGCAAATAAAAACTAATGTTTTTTACACGAAATAAAAACTAATGTTTTTACGCGGAATAAATAATGTTTGCACGAAATAAAGTTTATAAAAAAATAATTTTATATTTTATGGCTCTAAAATATAAAAATGCATCAATTCGGTTTTATGATAATCAACCAGACATTATTCATCAATTTAAAACAATGTTAAAAAATGTAGATACAATTTATATTCCTGATAAACCTAATAAAAGTATCCTAAATAAATCCACACCTAAAGAATTTACCAAAGAATTTTTAAAAACATATCCAAATAATACATTTGCAAAATATTTGCTTTCTTTAAGAAACAATGAACGTTCTATTAATATGGGATTTTCTTTACATAATGCTGAAGATTTATTAAAATGGTCTTTCTCTACAATTCCTAATAAAGTAGCAATATTTGATTGGGATGGAACATTATCTGTTGCTGAAGGAATTATTTTACCAACGAACCCTATTGACACTTTAAATTTTCATAACATGGGAATTAATTATAGAGATATTGCAATTTATTATTGTGGTTCAGAATATCGATTTTTATGGTTGAAATATATGTTTGAAGTATTACATAAACAGAAAGTAGATATTTACGTATTGACAAATAATCCAATGGCAGCAAAAAATATGAATCTTATTAAATTAGTTGGATTAGGTTTTTTAGCAAGATTTAATTTTTATAATGTAATTAAACAAATTATACCTCATTTTCGAGAAGATAATTTATTATGTGGTTATGAAACACAAGGCATCAAACCTCACACTTTTATGAACGTTCCTTATTTAAATGAATTGTATTCAAAAATATAATTAATTATATTATATATTATTATATTATATGCCGCATAGTAATAGTCGTTCAAAAAGTCATAGTCGTCGTTCAAAAAGTCATAGTGGTGAAAAACAACATAATCTTTCTATTTTAGCAGAGGTTTTTGGACTTGCGAAGCCAATGGGTGATGCTCTGCAACGCTCTACAATGGCTCTTAATAATGTTACACAGAAAGATCGTTTTGTTCAACAAAAATTAAAAGACAAATATGGATATGGAGGAAAAAGAAGAAAGACAAAAAGGACAAAAAAGACAAAAAGGACAAGAAGACATTAATTACCATTTTGTTTTTTTAACATTAATTTTTTGACCCTGTCCTCTTTTTTTTGTATGATTCGGATCATATTTTTCGTCTTCATCATCTGAATTCATATCTTTACTTAATTCCCAAAATTCTTTACTTCCTAATTTAAAATCATTGTGTATATCTGCTTTATACCAAAAAACTTGTTCAGATAATTTATTTGATTGTGCACTATTATTAATAACTAAACACTCATAATTTTCTGTACATTGATCCATTACTTGACAAAAAGATTCAAATGTAGGAAACATTCCAGCATAGTTTTCATATATTCGTTTGCGATTAGAAATATATGGTTCTCTTAAAATAAATACATAATCAATATTTGTTCTTAATGAAGGCGGAATACCTAATGGATATTGCATTGTAATAATTAACATAATTCTCCAATGTCGACCATTCATAAATAACAATCTCATCATTTTATCTCTAGTCCATGCTCCATCATACAAACAATCATCCAATATAACAAATGATCTTGGGTCAATATTTGTTTTTTTAAATGTTTCCATTTCTCTCTTGATTTGTTTCAAAACAGTTTTTTGTCTTTTCAAAATATTCTCTATAATCGTTGTATTATATTCATTATGAATGAATAACTTTGGTACCATCTTTCCGTAATATCCGTTCCCTTCTTCTGTTCCTGCTACAACAACCCCAATTGGAATATCTTGGTGATAATAGAGAACATCACGAACCAACACACTCTTTCCAGTTCCTCTTCTACCAATTAGAACGCACACAGGTGCCTTCATTTCATTGGGTTTAAAACTGATATTTTTCATATCAAACTTTTTTAATTCCAACGTCATTTATAATTATAAATCTATATTTTTATAATTATATTACGCAAAATTTGAGTTTAAAAAAAATATAAATAATATACTATTTAGCTAAAATGAATCCATTGCAATTAAATTATGAAAAGAGAAAGAATACAATTTTTTTTGATAAATGTAAAAATGTTGATATTTTTCATTTCGATGAAATACAAAATTATATACCCATTTACAAGAATTTTTTTGAATTAAATGAAACTAATTTTAATAATATTAATTTAAATCATTCAAAATATATTTATGATGTAAATGTTGCTGATAATCATTTTGAGTTTATTATTAAAAATAATGATGAAGTTGTAAAACAAAATGTCTTTATTAAATTCGCACCAATCTTAGATCCTTTCAAATATATGATCGGAAAGTATAATGAAATCGTTGATTTATCACTTCCTATAATTACACAAGTAGAGAATAATGATATTATTTATAATAAAATGAATGATAGTAATAATTCAGCTTATGTAGACGGATTATTTTCTTTTCTTTCTAGTAAATTATTAAACGAATATAATTTTGTTCATGGAATTGATTTTTTTGGAAGTTTTGTTGGAATAAAAAATAATTTTAAATTAAATATTGCTGATGATTTGGAGTACTTAATAAAATACGATTTTTTTAATAAAAACAAGAATCTATTTTGCATAGATGATGATTTATTAGATCCTCATATAACCTTACCACCTATTACCATTAACCATAGTAAAAAAGCAAATATTTCTATTTCATCTATTGACGATGAAATGTTTGAAGATGTATTTACATATACTGAAAAATCATCTATCGAGTTGGAAAATATCGAAGTTGAGTATGATAATTTAAATGGTATTTCTTTAAAAAGTAATTCTTCTTGTTCTTCAAGAACATCATATAGCGAAGAAGAAGGTGATGATGACGACGAAGGCGATGATGAGGATGATGAGGATGATGAGGATGATGAGGGCGATGAGGACGATGATGAAGATGAAAATACAATTGATACACCTATATATGCAACTATTCCCAAATTTCCAGTAAATATGATTTGTATGGAAAAATGTATTGATACATTTGATAATTTAATTTTACAAAAACAAATTCAGACAATGGATGAATGGTTCACTACATTAATGCAAATAATAATGATATTAATAACTTATCAAAAATGTTTTTCTTTTACTCATAATGATTTACATACAAATAATATAATGTTTATTCATACAGAAAAAAAATATTTATATTATTGTTATAATAAAAAACATTATAAAGTTCCTACTTATGGAAGAATTTTTAAAATAATTGATTTTGGAAGAAGTATTTATAAAGTAAATAATAAGATTTTATTTAGTGATAGTTTCAAAAAAGGAGAAGACGCAGCTACACAATATAATTGTGAACCATTTTTCAATGATTCGAAACCGAGAATTGAACCCAACTATAGTTTTGATTTGTGTCGATTAGCGTGTTCTATTTTTGATTATCTAGTGGATGATATGGAAGATATTATTGATTTAGATGATTGTTCGCCGATTGTAAGATTAATTGTTGACTGGTGTAAAGATGATAATGGATTAAATGTTCTCTATAAAAAAAATGGTGATGAGCGTTATGAAGATTTTAAATTATATAAAATGATTGCACGTTCTGTTCATAACCATACACCACAAAATCAATTAAAAAGACCTGAATTTAATAAATATTCTATTGAAGGAAAAAAAATACCAAAAACAGAGAAACTCAATATTATGAATATCGATTCATTAAATATTTTTTAATTATATAATTGCTGTAAAGTGAATAGTATACAAAGAATGAAAATCAAACTATGTTAATAGAATATGGATTTAATATCAATGATAGTCAACTTCTTTTTTAGAAGAAAATTATAACCAAATAATAAAATAATGTATTATTTAATAAAGCGTATTATTAAAGAATATTTTGAGTTATTTTTTTGTATAATATATAATGAATAATATTCCAAATTATGGATTTATCATTACACGTCATGTAAATTCACCAAACACTAATAAATATTGGAATATATGTATTCAATCGATAAGAAGATTTTATTCTTCAGAAAAATATAAAATAGTAGTGATTGATGATAATAGTAATAAAGAGTTTTTAAAAGAATTCGATAATTATCAAAATGTTAGTTATATTCAATCGGAATTTCCTGGAAGAGGTGAATTATTACCTTATTATTATTTTCATAAATATCATTTTTTTGAAAAAGCAGTAATTATACACGACAGCGTTTTCTTTCAAAAAAAAATAAAATTTCAAAATATACATATTCCAGTGTTACCTTTATGGCATTTTGACAATGAAAAAAAAGAAAATGTAGAGAATACAAAACGATTGGCTCATGCTTTAATAAATAACGGAAAAATAATAGATAAATTATCTGAATTAGATAATTTTGTTTTAAAATGGAATCAAGATGATTGGGTTGGATGTTTTGGATGTCAAAGTTTTATTTCTTATAAATTTCTATGTTTTATAAATGAAAAACATAATTTATTTTCTCTATTAAATGTAGTAAAAAATAGGTCAGATAGATGTTGTTTGGAAAGAATAATAGGAATTATATTTTGCTTGAATTATCCAAGCAAAATATGTTCTCTACTTGGTTCTATTTCAACATATATGAAATGGGGATATTCATATGATGATTATTGTAAAGACAGGTTATCAAAAAAAAAAATAAATGTTCCTTTATTAAAAATTTGGACAGGTAGATAATATTAGATATTAAATTCTGGAATATGATATGTTTCACCATTTTTAACATATTTTGCAATGATTTTTGGATTATGTTTATTAGATACAATATCTTCTGTTTGATAAACATTTAAATTTTTATCTAGATAATAAATAATACCTTGAATATCTTGCGCCCATACTTCTATTTTTTGCGTAGTACTAACATCATTGTCACCGTTTACATTTATAATACCGTGTGGCGTTCCTTTGATATGAGTTCCACAATAATCATATCCATCTTTTTTTCTTCGTGTACATTGTTCATTATTCGCTCTTTTTGAACTACATCTATCACAATAAGGAACAATATTTTTTACTCTTTTACGATTAGCCAAATCTTCTTTATCAATGATAAGTCGATGATAATCATAAATAAATTGTAACAAATTATCGAAACATTTTTCGTCATTATCCAATTGAGAAACTTTGTCTCGAATTGAATCTTTAAAATTCGATAAATAATTTTCAATCTTCTTGTTGATTTTTCTTTCCATCTTTATATTAGTTATTATATAAGATATAACTTTATTTTCAATTTTTACATTATAATAGATATCATTTAAAGCTACTAAAATTATATTTTTATTGGTTCTTCTACTTTTGTTGCTGTTTCACTTTCTGGTATTAATTCGGCTGATGGTATTGGTTCTTCAGTGAATCCGGGAATTTTGACATCTTCATCCGCATTTATATAATAATTAAAAATAAGAGCAAGTATTAATGTTATTAAAAAACAAATATAATATACAGAATACATATTTAAATATATTAATTTCGATGAATCAAAATAATCTATAATTATTTTAAATGAAATATAAACAATAATATAACAGAAAAAAATAATAAATAACATATAAATTTTTGATAATCCCATGATATAAACGATGATATTTATATCATGCAAATAACTAATTCTTTTTTTCTTTACAGTTTTCTGTATTACAATCATCTTCTAATAAAGAAGATGATTTCATATATTCGATCGGAATTTCTGATGACCCAACAAAAGAACTTAACGAAATAGCAATTAATAATATAATTATAAAAAATTGGTAATACGTTCCATAAATATTTAAATATACCAATCCATCAGCATTATAATAATATACAATTACTTCTAATGAATAATATATTATTAAATAAAATACAAGTATCATTATTAAAGTAGTAAATTTTGATAATTTCATTATATAATTATAACATAATTATTTATTCGTAACACCGCTTAACTTTTCTTTATATGCACAGAAAGAACCGAATATTGATTATAATTTTTTATTCCCCATAACATATCTTTTATACCTATATATAATACACTATCGAAAAGTAGAGATAAATTATTATTCCAATCTAATACTTTTTCTGTTATAGAATCAGAATCATTTTCATAAATAATCTTCATTTTATCTGTAAATACAACACAACGAACCAATCCAACTTTTTTTGTGTTGTCATCTATTTTTTTTAACACATTTTCATAATCATAAAAGTAATAATAATTACCTAAAAAACGATTCTCTATTTGAATACCAAAAGTAGAGATAAAATCAATTGCCTTAACATCACATTTCGAATATCCAATAATAGGTAATGGATAATGAGATCTTTCATCATCTATAAGATAAGTAAGTTTTTCATAATTATGAAATAAATCAACAATGTTATCATCTATCGGAAACCCATATACACTTTTATAATTTATAATTTCATCAATGATCGCTAACCATAAATCATTCATTTCATTCATTTTTACAGTATCTATTTTCATATGACTACAATCAAAAAATAAATATACATCATCTTCTTCTTTTATATATCCTTTATAATCAAAAACAGTATCCTTATAATAAGAAGAACATAAAACACTAATCACAGACATTGCTTTTGTTAATAAATCCATATCATTTTTGTATATAATTCTAGGAAAAGAAAATGATGTTTCATTATAAGGTTTATATAAAAAATA